GCGAACCTAAACCAAGCGCAAAACACAGTGCTCTTGACGCTCGATTTGCTACGTCCTGCCCGCATTCATCGCTTTGGCGTCGGTTTCGGCTGTCTGGGTCTCGTTGTCCGTCTGTGTCCCGGCATCGTCAATGTCCTCTGGGGCTAAACTCTGCAATAGGTCTTCCGCTTCGGCTAGGCTCATGTCGAACGGCACCAGTCGTTCGTCGTCACGAAAGATAGCGAACTTGTCCTTGCTGACGGCTTTGATCTCCGCGTGCTCTACACCGTCTGACGCGAGCCGCGCTAGCCTATCTTCGGCAGCCTCAAACTCGTCAGCAACTCGTTTCATGTAGTCGGCCGTGCGGATACCGCGCTCGCGATCCTTAGCCAGCTGACTAATATCGAAGCCGGCGCCGGCGGCTAACTCTTCCGACATGAGAACGCCGGAATCGTCGTAGTAGATGCCGGGCGTGTCGGAGTACATATTGATGCCCATGCCGGATGGGTGAACGCGCTTGATACAGCCTCTGTCTAAGTCTAGGCTCATCGGCGAGTCCCTAGGATTACAAAGCCGACAGTCGATGCGACGGTGCCAGCAACCAAAGTCGGGTTAGAAACCGACGTAGGTTTCCACGCGAATATTGTCACAACACCCGCAGCGCTCACTGTATACGTGTATATCGAAGAGTTTAAACCGGGTGCAGTGCCGATTTTCTGCGTGATGACGACGGATTTCACGCTCGCGAAATTCGTCGCGACTGTGACGCTCGCAGTTACGGCGGTCTCGCCGGACTGCAACTCTTTGCCTTCGCGAACTGCTTCTGCTATTGCGCCGAACAAGCTCATTAGGTCGTTTCCTCGGCAACGTTAGCGATGTTCGCGACAACGAACGGCTGCGGTTCGTATTCTATGAATACGTGCCCGGTACTGGCACCTCCAGCGTCTACTTCTACCGTTAGTGTTACCTTGTCGCCGGCAAGCGCGAACACTTCCCGCGTAGTGAGAGTCTTAACGAGTCCCAGCCCGCGCGTCTTCACCTGGCCGTTAAGAACGGCGCCTGCGATATCCGCAATAGTGCCGGTAAGAACCGGCGTTTTTCGTAGTTTCAAATCGCCGGCAGCCAACAACCCGTTAGCCGAATCGGCAACCACGCCAAAGCGATGAATGCGGGCAGGACGTAGCAAATCTAGCGTCAAGAGCACGGTATTTTGTGCTTGGTTCAAGTTCGCGGCAGCCGCGACTACCGTTACTGTGGTTCTGTCGTCGCTCATTCTAGTAACTCTCCTAGTTCGTGCCGCTTACAGGCTGGTAACGTGAATGACACGGGCGGACGAAGCAATGTCCCAAATCAAGCCGGCTTCTAGTGTGCCAACCCAGCCCGTATCGCGGAACCGGCCCAAATCTTCGGGCAGGCCAGCGCGTAATTCAGGTTCGTCAGTGGTGGCGAGTACCGCGGGGTCCAAGCCGAAGAAAACAGATTCGCCGAGTACGGAACCTGTACCGATACCGTTACTCAGCGCATCGAAGTGATTCGTTTCCACGAGCATGAATCCTTCAACGTCTTTCAGGCGGCCGGTTATCATCGGCCCAGACGTGGTAGGCGCAAACCAGTCTTTGTACTCAGGATCGTTTTTGATGCCGCGCGCTGCCTTGGTAGACAGGATGCCGGCATATAGACCGTTACGGAAAGCCGGCGCTTTGAGTACGCCTTGCAACTCGTCATGGATGCGCCGCAAGTCAGCGATCGCAAGATTCGCGTCCGCCGTGCCGGGAGCAACGCCCGCGGTGCCGAAAGCGCCGCCAGAAATGTCCGGCGTGAATTTGTAGGGCGTGGTCTTCATGGCGTCGGCTACCATGTCGTCCATCGTGAGGCGCATCTGATCGCGCAACACGCGTTGAAACTGGTTGGTGAGATCGAAGTGAGTAAGATGTCGCTCAAACTCTGTCATGGGAATCTTGAATCCCCACTCGGAAACCGTGATCTGCACGGTGTCGATTGCCGGGCGACCAGACGGCAAGCGGTCCAGTTCGCCTACGCGGGTAGCAAGAGGAAGCGGGAACACCCGCGTTACCGTTACGGATTGGCCTTTGCCTTTGCCGTAGCCGGGTTCAGCTTGCGCGAAACGCATGAACTGCGAGTCCGCCACAGCAGCTTCGCGAATCTTGCTCGAAAGCGCGTGATCTTTATAAACACCTGTCGGAGCGTCGAGTGTCCATGCCATTTTCGTTCTCTCCTGTTAGATCAAACCGTCTTTCATCTGCATTTGTTTCAGCTGCGAGATAAAGCCAGGACTCTTATCAGGTTCGGATACTACACCCGATTTTTCTTTAGATCCAGTACCCAGCCCGGCCGTCCTGTTAGCCTTGCCGACTTTCGGCATTTCGCCTTTGGGCGCGTCTGCCTCTACGCGCGTTCCGGTCGCATCGAAGTCTTCGGGCTTCGTGCCGAGTTCTTCGTGCATTTTCGCTGCTACTTCGTCTTTAAAAGTTTCCTGATTGGAAAACGCCCAATCAGTACCGCCGCGCGCCTGCATAACTTGAGCAGCTATCGTATTAGCCAGCGCGTCTTTTTTCGCAAATTCGGGATGTTCTGATTTGAAATCCTGCCATAGTGCAGTTGCTTGGTTCGACTGAGTAGCAACAGCAGACACGTTAGCCACTATCTTGGCTTCGCGCGCGTCTAGTCGCTTGCCTAATTCAGCGTTGAATTCGGCGCGCTTCTCTACTGGATCGGGAAGGTCGTCATAGCTAATCGGCTCTGGAACAACCGAAGGGGTAACAGTCGGCGCACCCGCACCGCCTTGAATAAGACTGTCTATCGTCCGTTGATATGTTTCGGCCTGTGCCTTGTGATCGTTCTGCATGTCGTCTAGGCGCTTGTTGAGCGCTACAACCTCGGGGTTAGGATCGTCCTCGCCTTGGGATGCGTTTGGGTCAGGCTCAGTACTGCCGATAGAAGTCGGAAGTCCGGTTAGGTCGGCTGCTGATTGCGCTGCGTCCGTCACATGAAACTCCGTAGATTGGTGCAATTCGGAAGTGTATTCGCCGAGATTACGGCGAGTCAAGCGATTTAGCCGTCGCCACTACGCCGGTTACGCGCCTGCGCTCGTCATTTTTCAACGAGGTTGCCAGTTCTCGTAGGGTCGCCAGCTTGATACACAGCTGAACTGCAACGTCTTTATCTATAGCGCCGGGATGTTCCTCCACGCTAAACGCCCGGCAGATAGCAGTAACCGCGTTTTCTTCTCGCGTCTTGATTATGCCGGCTGTGCATCGGCGCCGGGTTGAGGTCCGGTAAGCTGCGCTATCAGTTGTTCTTGCGGGCTAAGCGTTAGCTCTGTTGGATCTACGCCGAATAGCTGGAACATTTTATCCATCAGCTTTCCAAGATCGACTTTTTCGAGCATTTTTCGCATCAACAATTCGTTTTGCGCCACGGTTCCGAGCATCGACAGAAGCCCCTGTAGCTCCATCTGCTTATCAATCAGACCGGAAATGCCGCGTACTCGGAAAACGAATTTGGCGTCGCTGAATTGTTCCTTTCTGGAATTCAACATCTGTGCCGTCTCTTCGCCTATCTCGTCGGCGATACCCAGAAAATCCATGTGCTGCAATGCGGTTTGCCAAACAAGCGTCAACACGACTTCCAGAAACCGACTTTCGATCGTGCGCGCCATAGAACGAATCATGGCAGAGCCGGATTGCGAAACCGCCGTTATCTCGGTGGCCGTTATGCCGCCCTTGGGTGGCACTTGTCCAAGTGCTATTTCGCTCAGTTTGGCGCCGTCCCTGAGTTCTTGCTTTAACGCGGTCCAGACTGCGAGCGCTTCACTTGGCAGAGTTCCAAGATCAATCTCCTTGATAAACTCTTTTATGTTTACCACGCCTTCGGCAAGTTTGAATATCTTGTTAGGCGACATGCCTTCGTCTAAGTCTTGAGGGTTTTCCAACAGTTCCGGTATCGCCGCGAACGACTTCATAGTGCTGGTGAATACGCCGTCCAAAATCAAGTTGGTCATTTCAATAAACGCGTCCGCTACGTCTGACCAGTCTTCCATGTAACTGCGGCCATACGCACTGAACGGTACGGGGATCATTGCAGTAGTTACTAACCAGTCGTCACCGTGCCAGAATGGGTTTTCCTCTGGGCCGCGAATGACGTGCTTTTCGTTAGCGACTATCACCAATGCCCTGTCGGCGATAACCTCGCCGTCAGCGTCCAAAATAGTACACAACCACTCGTCTATGGTGATGGGTTTCCGAAACGAACTTTCGTCTTGCCCATGCCCCGACGAGCGTTCCTTCTCCGCCGTCTCTCGCATGTGCGAGACGGTCAGTTCTGCTAGCGCATCCGTATCGTATATCGACTTGCCTTCGTCGTCCGTCTGCGCCGCCATTGCGTTGAGTTCATGCAGGTCGATTGTGTACTGACGCAGCCGGTACAGATTTCGCAACTTGGGGTCTAGCCAAGTTTCTCGCGGGTCCACACTTTCCACACTGACCCAACCGCCTTTGTCGTCATCACGCCAGGTAACGGACGCGCTCAGCATCATAAGCGCGCCCAGTTTCATTTGATCCTCAAACACGGAACTGAAATCTGCGCGATGCCCGTCCGGCGTTCTGGAACAGCGAGACAGCAGTACCTTCATCGTTTTTTGAACGTGGGGCATTAACTCATTGCTCTGCCCGGTTTCATCCACCACAGTAAACCACTCGCCGCCCGCGTCTAACGCCTCGCGCATAGCCGCGGCCCAACGGTCAATAAACTGCGGCGATTCTGGCATGACGTGCTTGGACTGCCAATCAGCTTTTTTTGAGTGGTCGTAACGTCCCCAGTACCTGTCCCAGTTGGTAGACCACGTATCGTCCCTAGATGACGGGCCGCCACGTCGAGCATCCTGCGCTTCTTTTCTGTACCCATCGAGCGTGTTGATAATAAGCAGCGGATCTGTGCCAATCAGATCACTAACATCTACGCCTAACTGCTGCTCTGGGTTGTGGGTAGGTAGCGAGTCCACTACTGTTACCTAGCTGCGGTGAATAGGCCGGCTGCGTTCACTTGCACGTCAAACGGGCCGTCTACGTTGCCTTTGTCAGCCCCGAAATCGGCCGAGAATCCCATCAGTCGTGATGTAGATGCAGTGCCCGTGTCGAGATATATGATCGCCCGCCTGGCGTTTGAAAACCCTGAACCGCTTTGCGCCCACTGCGCAGGATCATCAATTTGTACAGTAACCAACCCGCCGCCGCTGACAGTGACAGCGCCGTTTAGCATGACGTTTCCGCCGGCTGTATAGCCGGTGCCGGTCACTTGGCTCGTTATGTCGTCAAAGAAATCGTGCAAGTTTTGATCGACGGTATACCCGGACGCTACTAGCGCGCATTTGATACCGTTACCGCCCGGCGTTTCTACGTTTATTTCATTGCCGTCCCAGCCACCTTCGCGGAACTTGTCGTATAGATTGAAAACTACTGCGACCATAGTTCTACTCCGCTTTCTCGATTATCTGACGTAGCACCGTGCGAGCATCTTTGGCGTTCTCGCACAACCTGAACCCGCGACTTGCTAACATATAGCTGTGCTTCCTAAGACTCGCTTGCATATCTGTGTATTTCTCAACCGATGCCGCATCGCCTTTCT